CTACCACCCATTGTGTATAAGCACCTGCAATTCCTGGTGAAGCTGATGAGTAAGTTACTCCTGTAGTATATTCTGTTCCTCCACCATGAGTACCATCTGGAGTAGTTGATAATCTTAACGGATGTGATGAATTTGAACTGTCGTTTTGTAAAAATTTTATTGTATTACCCTTTGATACATATAAAACATAGTTATCTGGTTGCTCACCATTAAGAGCATATTTATTACCATAACCTGTAGCTTCTACAGTTACATTAATATCTCTGTTTACGCTTCCACTAAAACCTAATTCACAAGCAAAAAATGGTTCTGTTACTGTGTCGGTGGTACTAAAATTTACTGTTCTTGGCATTTTTTATCTCTTTATGTAATTGATTCAACAGCAGTAAAGCCCTGCTGATAGATATTGTTTTCAGCTATATTAATACTTTGTTCATTACTTGCTAATCTAAAAACGCCTTGTGCATTTTGGACGGTAACAACATCTGAGCCAGATAAAGCTGTTCTAATGTTTGGAAAAATATCTATTGTTGCACTTCCTGAACCGTTTGTATTTACATCATTTAAAACTTTTAAAAGTTGATTATTTATAGATATATAATCACCTGCTAATAAATATCCTGTTGCTGATGCTGTTGCGTTTGTAATATCTACTGATGATGAATTAGCAGATAATGAACCATCTACTATTGGACTACCTGCGCTACTACTTGCAGAACCTCTTACACTTCTTCCGTTAGGATCAGGACTTAAATAAAATGTACCAACTTGACCCTTAAGTTTTAGAAAAAATGCGTTCCATGATTCGGCATCTGCCCTTTTCATAGGTTTTAATGTTACATCAACTTCCCAAAATTGACCTCTCCATTGGTAAATTTTTTGTTGTTGTGTATATGGACTGACTGAAATAGCAACAGTATTTCTTGCAACCAAACTTACTGATTGAAATGATGTATAATTTGGTACTGTTAATGGATATGATATTGCCATTATGAAGTTGCTCCTCTGCGTCTAGCGTCTGCAACTGCGCTTACTGATGCTTGTGATATTAAAGGTAACATTTGTAAAACTTCGTTTCTGACTGTAGCTTGTACACCTGTAGCAAAGTTAATATTCTGATTTATAACAACGCCACCACCACCTACTTTATGATTTGGTATAATACTACCTGATGAATGTGGTACAAAAATTTCAGCTCCTCTTTCACCTACTACTACAGGTTTATTTTTACTGACCATACCACCTGTCGCAAATCCAGGTATCTTATTTAACAATCCACCTAGTCCTGTTGAACCCATAAAAGGTGATATGATTGTTCTAAAAATAAACATTCTTATTGCTTCTCTAATAAGTTGTTTACCTAAATCTTTTAAACTATCACCTACGGATTTTGTACCATCTATAACACTATCAAAAGCACCAACTAAACCATTTTGAAATTTTGTAGCAAATTGTTTTGCTTGTTTTTGTACTAATGTTTGTTCATTGTTTAAATTTTTAAAAGCATTTACTAAGTGATTTACACCATTAGCCTGATTGATTGAACCTGATGTTTGTTTTTTTTGTAATTCTATAGCATTTTTTATTATTTTTTCTTTTTCAAGTAAGTGTTTCATTTCTTTACTAACGAAACCTTCTTGTAAAAACTTACCTCCAAAAGTTTTTTCTAATTCTATTCTTTCTTTAGTTTCTTCAGTTAATTGTTTTTGTTTTTCTAATAAAGAATTTAAAGTATCTCCTTCAAGTGATTCTTTAAATTTATCTAAATCACTTTTAAATATATTATTTACTTGTCTTGCAACATCGCCAACAACTTTTAAAACACCGACTACAATAGGTGCTAGTGATATAAAAGCTTCTTTAAGTTGAGTATTTATTATAGATGTTTGTAACCTAAAAGCTTCGTTAAGCTCTTTGGCTTTTGCAGACATTGTACCAGACATAACTGCGCCTGTTTGTTGCGACTGCATCATTAGTTTTTTTAAGGCTTCTGACCCTTGGTCTAATGTTGTTTTTAATACAGCACCCTCAGAGTCAAAACCTTTAAATGATAATCTAAGCTTTTCTTGATCGCTTTCTGCGTTTTTTATAGCGTCTGCATATTCAAACAATGCTTGTTCAACTGATTTAACAGAACCATCAGCATTTCTTGTACTGATCCCAAGTTGAATTAAAGTATCTTTTAGCTCACCTGTACCTTGATCTGCTTCACCTAATCTTCTTGAAAATCTTTGCAATGCCATATCAACAGTAGATGATTGCACATTTGAAAATTGCTCACCTGCTAATCGTAAAGCTTGTAAACTATCTGCTGATAAACCTATCTTATCAGAAGCTATAGCAATTTCAGAACCAAACTTTACAGCATCATTTGTAAGCTGACCTAATCTTACTGCACCTGCTAAAGATAAAAAGCCACCAAGCGCAACACTTAGACCTCGCATCCTTTTTCTTGACCTATCTAGGCTACTGTTAAAAGATGCAAAAGCTCTTTTTGTTTTATCTTGTGCGCTAATCTGCGTTTCTAATCTATTAACCATTTTCTTTTATTCTCTTATTTTCAAGTGATAAATATGCAATCCAAGTGTTAAACTCTTCTAACGTCATTGATTTAATAAATTCTAATGAAGTGTTAAGTCTATCAGCGACCAAGAGTTGCATATACAATTCCTGATCGCTTTTTAGTTTCCCTCAATAGTCTCCACAGTTGGTATATCAAAGAGTTTTTCTAACATACTTGTTGCAATAGCAGTTATGTAACCAACATCTTGATTAAGTAAATACATTTCGTCTGATTGTGTAAAAATTGCTTTACCCTCTTCATCTTTGCACTTAATTATAATCAAATCTACCATTGCGCTGAAAGATGGTATATCGCCATCTGTCATAGTTTTGTAAAATGTAGGATGTTTTTTTCTTATTTTTTCATCTTCTTTTACAGTTAGTTTTGTAAAGTAAACGACAAGGTCATTGTTGTCCTCGCCAAGACCAGGCAAAGCTAAAGGGAATCTCTCCTGTTCGCTTTGCATTTGCTTTAAGCGTTCACTTATATTCATGTTTTTATGGTACTGTCGCTTCTGTTAAAGCTGATGTACCTTGTATTGATACACTTGCTGTAAATGGTGTATTTGGGTCTTGAGACCAAGAGACACTTGTTATAAAGCCTGACCCTGATAAATATTTATCACTTGAAGAGTCGCCTTCATAATAGAAATCTACAAATACAGCACTATTATCACCACCTGAATTACTTAAAATAGATGCTTGAGCTGTGTCTCCATGATCGTAAGATAATTCTAGTGTAGCGTTCCAAGTTTCTTGAGCTGATGTAAATTCTTTAAAAGTTGAGCCTATAGATGAAACATCTACATTCTCTACAGTTTTTTCTAAACTGTAAGATGTGCATTGTCCTAGCACATCAGTTGGTGAACTTGTTGAACCAAGTTTTATCTTGGCAATCGTTCCTGTATAAAATGCCATAGTTTTTCTCCTTAATTACTGTGGTGTTGAAGCATTTGTTGATAGAGTCATATATAAAACTCTATAGGTTAGTCTGAGAATCCCTATTGGTGATTCTCCCATTGAGGTAAACTCAATTTCTGTTGATGTTAAATCGCTATCTACTGCTTTTCCACTAAGTGTAGGGTCTGAACCCATAGCATTTTCAATCTCTTTAGAAATTGTATCTAGCGTATCTTCAATATCATTATTGGCCTGTGCATAACCTTCAATCATAACGTCTAACTCACGTTCATATATTGAAGGACTTATTGTGCTTTTGGTAGAGCTTTCATTTTGTGTTGTTATAACAATTCCAGGTAAATTTTCACTTGGATCAAGGTTATATAATCTAGTATCAAAAACTCTTGAACCTGTTGTTGATAACCCTGTGCATAATGTTACTATCTGCTCTCTAATTTGTTGTCTTACATGACTCATTGTTTTTGTAGCCTTATTGTTGCTACTCCCATACCATCATTTTCTATAACTTTTACTTTATAATTTGTATCTGATGTAATGTTATTAGTTGTGATTGGTATTATAATATTATCGTTTTCTTTATGACCTGGTGGTAAATCATCAGTTTTCATATATAAAACAGGTGAACTTGTACTAACAGGACTTCCAAATTCGTCAAAAGCTTCGAAGAACTGATTATCAAAAACTGCTTTTATTAAATATGTATCGGTTGTTGATGTTACAGTCCACCTGGTTATAACAGCAAAGTCCTCTGTGCTAAAAAAAGCATCATTCGATAGGTTTATCGGCATCTTTTTCTACTTCTTGAGAACTATCTGTTTCTGATGGTTTGTCTAAATCTGTTGTTGCAAAACCTCTTAAAATTAATTTTTGCACAACTTTAGGGCTTTCATCTAAGATTTCACCTTTCTTAGCCTTACCACCGTTCACAGTTATTGACTTTATAAGCTTAACTTTCATCTCTAGTACCTACTTTTTTTTCTGATGAATCTAAGCCCTCTGATTTGTTTGATTTTTTTGATTTAGCTTTAGCTGTACTTTCACTTGCTAAATTATTTGCGATTAAATAGTTTGCATCTTTTTCATTCAGCTCAACAGTAGAACCTGCTGTAGTATGCTTACCTTCAATGCGCATATCTCTGTTTAGTTTTATTTTCATAGTTTTTACAGGTGAGGATTGCTCCTCACCTGCTCCATTAAAAGACTTATAAGTTAGCATTAAGCTGATACACAGAAGCTAACAGGATGCTTAACTGCATAATCAACTGATGATAATGCAATTAGTCTTAAGCCACCTGATGTTGCTAATGCGTAAGGATCACTTTGGATGTCTAAGCCACCCCAAGTTGCAACTATAAACTCAGAAAAATCACCAAGGATTACAGTATTAGCTGTAACTTGACTTGAGATTAATACTTGATGTCCGTCTAGGAAATCGTCTCTAATTGCTACTGGAGAACCTGCTCCATTTGTGGCAAGTGTTTTACCAAAGCCATAAAGCGCAGGAGTTGTGATATATCTAACTGCATTGCTATCTAAAGTTGAATTATCGTTAAAGATAGCTGTCTGCATTGCTATTAGCTCGGCAAATGTAGGCGCACCTGCTACACCGAAAGCAGTTGAGTTAACACCTGCTGTATTTTCAATGCCTGTAGGTTGTCCACCTGCACCTGTACCACTTACAGAAGCCTGATCCCAAGTTACACCCATAGCTCTAAGAAGGTTATTTCTAACCATGTTTTCTACGCTAAAGCCGTCTGTGTTTTGCAATAAGGTTCTTGTAAGGTCTGTAAAAGCACCATTAGTTTTTTCTGACAAAGTAACTGTGTCAATTGTTGGGTCTGATGCAGATACGTCATTGCCTTCAGTTACCCATCCAGAGTTTGATAAAGATGAAACTCTTGGAATTGTAATGTTACCTGTATTGTTAGAAAGCACTGTTGGATTTGCTTGTAGCACAGTGCTAAATGGTGTTAAAGCATCGATTAAATTACCGTATTGCTTTTCATCATATACAACACCTGCTGAATTTGTAGTATTCATGGTTCTTTTACCCCATGAATTAGTTACATCTTCTGGTACAAAAAATCCTTTTGGTTCTCTACCAAGTTTCTTTGCGTATGATCTTGATGCTTCTATTTCAAAGTCTGCATCTACTTGCATACCTGCTTGATGTTTAGCCATTTTTACAATACTAAACTCTCTAGCTTCAGTCTCAGTAAGACCAATTTCTTGGCTTTCTAATGGTTTATTTTCAATGTGGTTAAGTAACTCACCTCTAAAAGATGATAAGTCTTTACCATCTCTAATGCACTCACGTGCTAAGTCTTGTTGTTGATGTCTAGCACCAAGCTCGATAATTTCAGCGATTTCTTTTTCTCTTTTAGCAAGAATCTCGTCTGTCTTTACCCTTACTTGTTCTTCAACATCTACTGATTTAGTTTCTTCAGTCATAGTGACCTCCTTTTTATTTTCAGTTTTATTTTGTTGATTTAATGACAATGATCTTCCAAAACCTACGGATTGATCTGCGCCCATTGATACTATGCTTACTTCCATAGGCATCCAATCGGTTATGCGAACTTCATCTGATGTTTCAGATTTGACCATACTGTCTGGGTTGATTTGGTATCCTATCGACACTTGTGTTCTGATACCATCCTTGACATCGTTAAATATCTCCGATGCTAAAGCACCCCTTCCAAAGCGTACTTTTGACATCAACTTTCCACGCTGATTATCGAGATATGCGTTTTCAACGACACCTATCTGTTGGGAAGCATCATGATCCTTTAATAAAGGAGCTTTATTAGTAAGCCTTGATAAATCAATATCACCTTCCTGATGCGATAAAACCTCAAGACCAAAGCTTCTAGCTACAGGACTTTCTGATGATATAGACATTTCTACAGTCCTATCATTGGCTTCATCTTCCCTAAATTCTAATGGAAATACAGCTTCTCTAGTTTCTATTTCTGCTGTTTCCGTTTTCTCTTCGACATTATCTAAAGAGATTTCTAATTCTTCATCTGGAGTAAAGCTAACATCAAATTCTAAATCGTTATCAGTTACCTCGACTTCCAAGTTTTCAATATTATCATTACTCATAGTTTTTTCCTCTTGGTTTTTTGATGACATTGGATGACCTTTTGGTAATAAATCGGTATCATGTTTGCCACTTCTAAATCTTCCGTTTCTTAGTGCATAAAGATAGCTATTAACTCGTGCCATAGCCCATTGTTCAGGACTGCTAACATTTGGTCTTACTGAACCTGGGTTTGTTTTGTATGCACCAATACCTCTTTCATAAACTTTTGATAATGTGGCAACTGTTGTTCTTTTAGATGCAACATCACCAACTTTTTCATTATGTTCTTTAACTTTGTTTTTTACACCTTCAAGAGCTTTACCTGTTAAAGCTCTTTCATCTGTGTTTTCTTGTTCTTCAATATTAATTTTGTTACCCATGCCTGGATGATTTACACAATAATAATAAAGGTCTGGAGTATCTTCATTAATCATTATTGTTAAAGAATTGTCTGTTACCATTACACCTTCTGTATATTCTACACCTTCATTATGTGTACCGTCCTCTGTAATAGAAAGCCTTAGAGCATGAGTTTTTGTGGAATTATCTGAACTATCAAAAATATAAGTATTGCCCTCTATCATAGTTAAAACAGGCGACAATCTATCATTTATGTAATATTTATTACCTTCACCGTATTTGTTTTCACCTTTTGCTACAGTAACTTTGTATTCTATTGTTTCTTGTCTTTCATTATTCATATTTCTTTTGTCCTTCATTTGCTTTACAAGTTTTTTTGACCATGAAAAACCTGCATCACCACCCCATAAAGCCCAAGCAATACGACCATTAGAAGGATAGCCGTCTTCTCCAGGTCTAAAGCCTTTTGCTTGTTTATCAACTTCGTGCCTACTAAAATAACTAAACATCCTTTTAACTGTGCTATCTGATAGATTAACACCTGCTATTATTTGTCTGGCTCTTATTTGACCTATTCTAGTACCACCTCTGCCAAATTCCTTGCGCCATTCAAGACCTCTTCTTGCTTCTGCCTTCATTCCCTCTGTAGGATAATTACTCTTCGGCATTGTCTGTATCTTCGTTTAAGTTTTCAGTATCAAATAACTCACCTGTCATTGGATTAAATTTGTTACCAAAAGGCTCAAGAGCAAACTCAATATCAAATTTATTGCTTAATGCTTTTTCTGAATCAATCTCGCTAAAGTGTTCTGCAACATCTTTACCTTGTTGTGCTAGTACATCTTGCATAGTAGCTAAACCTTGATTTACATTTAAAATATTTGCTTGTGCTTGTTTTAACGGATCAACAGATTCATAAGCTCTTGATGTAAATGTTGGATTAGAGAATTTATCATATTTAGTAATTGGTAATTTTACATCACCAACAGTTATAGCTTGTAGTAACCATTCTCTATATAATGGCATTGCAAAATGATGCACTATAAAGGATTGCATTTGTTTAAAGCTATCTCTTTCACTTATAAGCCCTACTCTAGCTGAACTAAATGATGTTTGGGTCAAGTCTCCACTAAGTGAAGCATAACTTACACCTAAACCACTAGCGATTGTTCTAAGCATAGCTTTATCATAATCTGGCATTTGTGATGTCGGATGCTGTGGGTCAAAAAACTTAATATCATACCCATCTGGCAATTGATCAAAAGTACCAGGCTCAAAATTCATTTGAGGTAAATACTCATTACCACCATAACTTTCAGCATATCCATCACCACTTGGACTTGTTATAAATCCCATTTTACTTGCACCAACTTTACTAGCAATTAATTCTGACAATCTGTAATCATTAAGCCATTTAATACTTGTCATAACAGAAGCAATTTTTGGATAACCTCTAGTTTGACCAAAGCGTTCTGGTTGATATATGTGCATCATATCTTCAGCATTTATTCTTTGTGATCTAGTTAATTGTTGATCTGGTAAAGCATCTTGATATGGATTGTTTTTTAACCAATAGCCTAAAGGTTTAAGAGTCCTTCTATCAATTTCTACACCCATCCTAATCTGTCTTGTTTCAGATATATCTTTATTAAGTCTGCTGTCTAAAAAATCAGGCTCTATAAATTTTAATTTTAAACCTTCTCTTGTTTTTATTTTTTGAACTAATATTTCACCATCTCTAAGAAGCCCCACTACAATAGCTTCATATAAATCGTTTAAATTATAGGTATCAGAAACTTCTGGATTATCTGCAAATTGATACCATTTATACTCAATCAGATCATTAGCAAAATCATCTAAAGAACCATCACCATCTCTGCCTTTAACTTTTAATCTAAAACCTTGATTACCAACTACACCTTCTTTCATAATCTGTAGATAACGTGTAATTATGCCATTGTTACGAGCTAAATCTCTAGCTCTATCTCGCATAAGTTTTAAGTTGTTTTCTAATTCACCATCTGGCGAACTATTAAAGGTATTCCAATCATTAAAAAGTCTGCCTGTATGAGAAGCTGTAAAGTTTCTTTTCTTATTTTGCTTTCTTCTAAATCTATCCCAAAAAGCCATTGTTACCTCTAAAATCCATTAAAAAATTTAGCTCTGACAACTTGACCTGTATGGAGACCTTGTTTAGCTCTTTGTTGTCTAAGCTCTGTTACAACTATTCTTTCGTAATAGTCTTTTGCTTCTATCAATTCTTGCAAAGTCATTTTGGTTAAGCTTCTGCCTGCTATTGAATATGAGGTAACATCTTCCGTTTTGCCTTCTAATAAAGCTTTAATTGATTGTAAAACTTTTTGTGCATGAGACCTTGTATCTTTGCCTGTAACTTGTAAGGCAAAATCTTCTCCAACTTCTAATTGGTTTTCATATACTAAGAATCTATCATTACCATCATCAACAAAACCTTGCCCTGAGTAAATTCCAGGTGCATAATCAGAGGTTGTTCCTTTTGGTACATTCACTCTAAAATTACCGTTAAAAGCTGTTGCTGTAATATCAAAACTATATTTACCTGTAACCTCTCTAAAATAATATTTCAGAGTATAGGTTGCAGGGTTGTAATCACTAAAGTTTACTTCCCATCTCCAGGTAGTACCTGCGTTTACTTGTTGTGGCTCTGTTTTTAAATATTTGCTATACAAATCACTCATCATTTTGTCTCCACTTTCATATTTATTGTGCGCACAAAGGTTCTGCCCTGATTTGTTGCAATGGTATTTGTTAAAACATAAAAATAATTATTCTTACCACCACTAATAAAAGCTGTAGTAATGTCATTATCAATACTTGAGCTTACAACAGTTAAATCTGTAGATGATACAGTCCAGTTTGATGAGCTTATGCTTTCACCACTAATTATTACACTCCCATAATCAAGAGAGTAATCTAAAATACCACCACTTGATTTTGATACTTGCACAAAGCTTTGAGTAGCAACCTTGTTAGGTTCTTTAACCATTTTCTACTCCTTAAGCTAAAGTAAATACTCCAGAAGCATTGATAGTGATTTGAAATGTTGAACTTGTCGAACTTACTGAACCACCACCTGTATCTAAATCAACATAAACAAGCAACGGATCGCCTGTTGCAGTATCATCATATAAAACAGCATATTTGCCTGTTATTGTTACTGATGAGCCAAAACTAATATCTGCGCAATCAAAAGTAACTGTACCTCCTGTCTCTGTAACAGTAACAGAGGTTAGTGTTTGTCTTGCATAATCTGAATCTGTAACTTCATTTGTTATGTCTGATAATGTTGAATGTGTAGCACTCGGTGTATAACTCGATGTGGTAAGTAAGCATTTTAAAGTATCACTATCTAAATCTATTTCTGCTTTAGCTAGTTTCTCCTTAAAATCATTATAAAATTGCCAATTTCCTGCTGACATAATGGTCTCCTTTTAAGATATTTTTGTTATAATTACTCTTTTATCTTTTGCAAAAACAGTACGGTCATCATCTACAAAGATAATGCCACCACTACCTCCTGCTTTAGTAATTATGTTAGGTTGTAAACCTGATAGCGTTAATGATCCGACACCTGGTCTTGAATCTACTGCTATTTGTAGTGAAACACTTTTACCATTTAGATTTAAAGTGCCTGTTCCTGCAACAATGTTATCACCATCGATAACAGTTACAGATAATCCTGTAAGTATTAATGAGCCTGTACCTGGTGTAGCATCCTCATTTTCTACAAAGGTTGGTGGTAATCCTGTTAAAGATAAACTACCTGTACCAACATTTGTTATATTTCCAACAACATTACTTGGATTTAATGCTGTTACGTTTAATGAGTTAACACCTGCTGTTTCATTTAAACCAATTGCTAATAAAACTGTTTTACCAGATAAGCTTAAAGTAGCTGTACCAGGTGTAACGATCATATCGTTACTAAATTCAGGTTGTAGTCCTGTTAAAGTAAGCGATACGACATTTGGATTTACATTAACTCCTGCGATTGAAGTTGCTGTATTTCCTGTTAAAATTAATGACCCAACACCTGCAACAATATTAGAGCTTGTATTAATTGTAGGTTGTAAAGCTGTTAATGATAAATTACCAACACTAGGTTGTGAATTTTCACCTATATTTAAACCAACTGCCTTACCTTGTAGGCTTAATGAACCTGCAAAAACAGGTATGTTATCACCATCCTCAACATTTGGTGATTGAGGTGTTAAGCTTAAAGAACCTACACCACTTGTTATAATGTTACCATTAACAATTGTTGGTGTTAATGCTGTTAAACTTAGACTTGCATGGCCTGGAGTTGTATTTACTCCTGTAGCTATATTTGGTTGTAAAGCACTTAAAGTAAGTGTGCCTACACCTGGTGTAGCTGTAACAGAGCTTATAAAGTTTACAGATTTACCACTTAAACTTAATGACCCAACACCTGCTGTAACATTAACTGCTACTGCTGTTGAACTTTCAGAGAATGATGTCTCTGCATAAGTAGTAAAACCGTAGGACATTTATTAGTCCTCGTTTTCTTCTAGTCTAGGGTCTATCCATCCTTCAATTGCTGTCCACTCACCATTTGCGTAACTGTATTTGTAACCAAAGTAATCATCTGGTGTTGTTACTCCTGTGTGCAGTATTGCATTACCTGTATTGACATCAGAAATTATTAAAGTTTCATTGCCATTAGCATCTTTAATAATAGATTTATCTGAGTTTATCTCTACAATTTCATCATCATTAAATAAATATATTGAAGTATCTGCATGATCGCCACTACTCCAAGTTATAGTTTGTGCCATTTTGGTCTCCTTATGATTTAATTAAAATTTTTGTACTTGATAAAGCAGTACCACCTAATACTGATGGTGTACCTGCTGTAGTAGATAATGTTCCATCAGTTTGAACATATAATTGAGTTGCAGGTGTTAAGCTACTTTGGTTGTTATCAGTTTGTCCTGTAGTTGCTACTTTAACATCAACATTGTCTGCTACAGTCTCTTGAGCAAAACCTATAAAGTTTGTTGCTGTAAGGTTTGGACTCTCGGTAGTTACTGATCCATTTGGAATAATAACAGTAGATGCCATGTCATTACTACTATCTTCATAAGTAGCTAATAATTTTACATCTCCTGCAGAAGTATCCATACTTAAACCGTTAAAGAAAGTTGTACCACTATTTAATATTGCATCCCCTGATTTAGATGGTGTTGTTCCTGTTATTGTAATTTCAGCATAATAAGGATTGTTAGAAGAATCCCTATATATGATTGGAATTCTACCTAAATCAGATTTTCGTATAGTATTTACATTATTCCAATCTTCGGCAAGTTTTGTTTCTGTGCCAAAAGTTACATCTGTTCCACTTATTGTAGCAACAATGCCCTGACCATCATTACCTGATATAATTTGGTATAATATAATAAATTTATCTGCTACTGAATCGTAACAAATACCATTTGTTGTCAATGTCCATGATGTTTGAATATTCTCTGAAGTAAATTGTTGTTTAGTGCCAAAAGTCATGGTTGTACCATCAAGAGTACCGACTATTGCTTGACCGTTATTAGAGCTATCTTCCCATGCAAATAAACCTTTTTTAGATGCAGTACTATATGATGCACCAATACCACCAGATATAGAGGATGATTCAATTACAGTACCACTTCCCCATGTTATAGTTGTATCACTTACTGTTCCTATATAAACCGTTGGATAACTGCCATTTGAGAAATCTTTTGCAAATAAAACTACCTTTTGATTTTCTTCATCAAAATATGCCCATCTACCACCTGTACCACCGTTTGAAGAACTATTATAAATAACTTCGCTTCCAAAACTTATAGAACTTGCTCCTACAGTACCAACAACAGAACCTCCTTTGTTACTGTCATTTCCCATAATATATATAAATACAACTCTATTGTTTGTGGAGTCATACACAGGTACAGCATATTCTCCTTGAGAAGAACTTGAGCCAAATGTACCTGTAGCTGTTACTGTTGGCGTTGTACCAGAAGTTGAAACAACAATAGCTTTACCTTTGTATGAATCGCTAGTATCCATATAACCAACTACAAATCTATCAGCATTTGAATCATAAACAGATTGAACAGTATTAGTCATATTACCTGCAACTAATTCTGTTTCTGTACCTTTTGAATAAGTATAAGTATTAGTTGTAGAATTTAATGCTACTTTTTCAAAATCACCATCACTTCTAAGAACTACTGCATTACCTTTTGTAATAGAACCATTAGCCAATCCAACTAATTCT